CCAAGTGTCCGTAGCAGTGCAAACATAAATGTAATTTGCATCCCATCGAATTACTCCAGCCGAACCAGTTGCTGTAGCAGAAGCTGGAGGGTTAGATAAAGTAATTCGCAACTGAGGAGCGGCTACAAAGTTATAGAATGTTGCATTGCCACCACTTCTAGAAATTGTTAATGCTGTAAAATTGTATCCACCAGCATCGGTATGAGCATCCAATGCCCAATCTGAACCTGCATTGCTACCGCTTTCTGCCGTTGCTGTAGCTTGCATTGCCCAACGGGTGACGCCTGCACTTCGATATAGAATCGGTCTGACATTGCCTGCTGGTCTGTTAACCTGAACAAATGGTGCAATGATGTCGTTTGTAAACGTAGACGTTCCACCACCACCGTTAAAGGTAATGTCACCACTTGAACGTGTGGCTTGCATGATATGTCCAAGATTAACTTGTGCGTCAGACCATCTGCTTATTTCAAAGTTGCTCCCGGCATTGCTTCCACTTTCTGCATTTGCATTTGCGACTAAAGTCCAACGTGTAGAACCAGATGTTCTGAAGAAGATTGTTCTTGTGTTTCCAACAGTATTATCTATTTGATAGCTTGTCGCAACGCATTGTCCAGTGAATGAAGCAAATCCACCAATCATTGATAGTGACAAAGTTGGTGAGTTTGTTCCTACTGTAGTCGTATAAAATTCAAGTCTTGTGCCTTTTAATGCATCCGTAAAATTCTCAGATGCTACTGCACGAATTTGTGCCTGCACGGTTGAACCAAAAGTGGTTGCACCCCTGCCTTGCCATTGAAGACTTCCAAGCACGTCATTGTTAACAATGGCAGTAGGTGATGCGTAGGTGCCATTGTTCCGTCTGAAGTAGACGTGATTTGGTTGTCCAGAAGAAGCGTATAAAACGTGCGACACCACTGCTTCAGTGCCTTGAAAGACAGCAATGGCATTGGCATCAACTGTGGGAATAGCAGAAATGGTGCCTGTGCCTTGGAAGATAGCACCAGCATCAATCGTGGTGGGTGATTTGAATATCTGCTGTGCAGTAAACGTATTTGGTCTATTAGCACCTGCTGGCAACCAAGTGTTTTCTACCTGTGTGAATTCGTTATTAAATGCCATGATGTTAACTCAAAATTTCTTCTGCCTTCAATGTGATGCTGGCACCACTTTCCAGAACAGCATAAATGTCCAAAGATGCACTTGCACCATCCACCACCAATGCACCTGCCTCACCACGTGCACTGCAACCCAACAGCATATTTGCCTTGGATGGTGCTGTGGCACCTGCTGTCTGCACTTGGAATCGAACACCAATGCCAGCACCCAATGATGTTGGAATCACAACCCGCCAACCAATCCGGGTGGCAGTGTTTGAATCAAATAATTTCACAGGTGTTGTGCTGTCCACTGTGACTGAATTCCGCAGTTGTACGTTGTTGTATGCCATTTCTTTTGCCTTCTGTGGTTAGTATAACTTAATCAATCCAATATTCAATGTGTGCCTGAACTTTGAAATTGTCACCTGTGTTGAAGTAATCAGCACTGGTGTATGCAAAACTGCCCAATGCCATGTCTGTCAATTTCAGCAGTGTGCCTTGGTCATTGTCAAATTGGCAACCAGTGGGTGCTGTCTGTCCTGATCCCGGTGTTGCCAGACCAATGGTGATGGTGGATGCATCAGCAACAAATGGAAGGTTGCCAATGGCAAGATTGCCAACACCTTGAACGTTGCAGTTATCACCATAAAAATCCACGTCCACAATGACTTTGTTGCCAATCCTTTGATACCTGCCAAACGCAGTTTCAAATGAAAATTCAGGTTGGGTGGTTGGGCTTCCACCATAGGCAACCAGTGTGGGTGTGAAGGCACCTTCTGCAAAGGCAGGTGTGGTGCCTGTCTTGGACACCTGCGTGAATCCACCATCAATTGATCTGTTTGTTTGTATTGCCATTTGCCACCAGTTTACTATCTATACAAAGGTGATGCCATCATCTGATTTCCTCTCCACGAGACTTCCGCTTTCCACGTCAATCAAGATCAAGCGTCGGTTGCCTCCATTGTAAACATCTTCGTCGGCTGAGATGCACTCGTCATCAACTCCTGATGCCACGACAATGTTATTAGTGTCTAGAATCGTATCGGCACGATCAGTTCGTTCGCCTTTGATCGCTACTCCATCCACCCAGTAAATGTACCGAGTTCCATCACGTCCTATGACGATAAATGGTTTCACTCCATTAGCTATTGTTCTTGCCATTGTAAACGCCTCATCTGCCTTCTCTGCCGTGTATAACTTAATCTGTCCATTGACTTCCGCAACCATGTAAATCTTCTGGTCTATGGATTGTCTGTCTATCTTAATGCAAGCGGACTGTGCATTTATTGCAAGTGTATTGACAGTTCCCCAAGTAAGAGAATTGTCAGCTTGTCTTATGAGCACATTGCCGTTGTTCAAGACGTAAGCCGAGAGGTGTTGGTTGCTGGCGAAATCAATATCCATCGAAGTTCTGCAACTCGTTGATCTTAATAGGCAATACCAGCCGTGCCAAGGACGAACATGAGCGTAAATCTTACCGTTCGAAACAATCCTCCAATCCACCTCATTGTTGTAGAGAGTAGGATTAAACTTCCAAATATGCCATCCAGCTTCTCCCGGAGTTAGAGTTGATCCTGAATCTACTCCTCCATCAGTCTGCAACTTTGCACTTGCACTCGGATTGCTGATTAAGTAACGTCCGTCTTGACACCAATCATAGACAACTTGAGCGTAACTTCCTGTAGGATTCCATGTATTGGTATTGCGTTTCCGAGTAGGGAAACAAGCGAATGGCGGTATCTCACTAAATGAGTTGACGAGTGCTATTCGCAAATCATGACCATTCCCTTTCGGGAGAACGAAGGACAACGAGAACTTGTCTACGACCGAAATGGATTGTCCCTCGTAAGCATCGTAAAGAGTAGATAAATCGGAAGTGATCGTGCTCGCTAGGTTCGTTCCGCCAGTGCCGTTCAAGACTCGGTAGTTGAATGCAAGAGCATCTATCACAGTGCTCGGAGTATCCATGCCAGCCGTTATCGGAGGATTCATGAAGCCGAGAATAGGCGAATACCACTGCAAGTTTCCCCACCTTATGTTGACTGTATTGTGCCAAAGCATAGAGAGGTACTTGCTATTCTCCCAATAGAGCATCGGGTGAGTGTGCTCCAATGTAAACGTAGGGAAGTTGATCGTGACCGAGTTCGCTGGATTCACCGGAACTATCGTGAATCGTAGCCGAGCAAACTGTCTGCCTTTACCGAGTTGGAAGTTAACTGCCTTCTCAGGGTCGGACATAAGAGTTGCTGAGATGCCAGCAGGCAAGGTGTCGGAGCCTGTGTCGGTGACTAAACTGGCTCCTTGATCTACTGCCCAAGTTCCGGCATACTTAATCTGGATTCCCGTCGGCAATGCGTAGGTTCCCGGAGCATTCGCAAAATAACTAGAAGCATTGTCAGTGCCAATAAATGACACTTGGATACTGCTCACGTTTGTGGAAACCCAATTTATAGCCACCTCTTTTGCCTTCAGAAGGAGCAAATATGGGTCGCTAACCCAACTTCCCATTTCCATCTCAACGTAGCTAGAACTCCCGGAGAAGGCAGAAACGGTAATTCCACCTGCACCTACAGTTGCCGTGCAGTTGGTTCCTGACCAGCTTCCGCTTCGGGATTGGGTTAACGTTAGGTGAGTAGGCTGGCTCGTATCAAGTGTCTTCCAACGGCTGACTCCTATCCATCGAAACTTTCCGAAAAAAGCGTCTTGAAACGGCTGGTTCCCGTTGTCAATATACAGTGGCGAAGCTATCATGCTATTTCGAGTTCTCGGCGAAACGGGAAGTGCACTATTATAGAGGTATTGTTCCTTGATCGTAGACCAGTAGAGGTCATTATCTACTGGTGCTCCATCAACCTCCCAATCTTGCCTATGATACGCAAGTTGCCAGTGAGGATTTACCCAAGAACCTGTATAGCGACAAAGCATATCAGCGTGTCCCTGATAGCCAGATAATGAGCCAACGTAAGAAGGAAAGTGCGTATTGATAGATTCTGATTGATTGATCCCTGCATCTGATTGCGGAACGTTCGTGCACGTCCACGAGATAACAGTTCCCGGAGGACAAGATGGAATCGGAACTGAAGGAGGAGGACACAAGCAGACAGTTGATCCCTCATAGAACCACTGCTTGCTGTATGACTTGGTCTTACTCATTCCGTGCTGAGTGTAAATATTTGCCGGAAACGATTGCTCTACGTTACTCGTGGCGTTTGATACCAGTTCAAGGAAATCGCTCCCCAAATCGTTAAATACAGTGGTTTCTCCGCCAACGTTGACAGTGACTGCACCGTTTGTGCAACTTCTTGTAGCACTGCCTCGCACCTCAGGGAAATCGAAGCGACGCCAGAGAGCCTTGTAATCATTATTTAATCGCACGATTGATCGCTCAAGATTGGGGATAGCTCGTGCTGTGCCTCCGTGACTCTCGCTCCATGTTTCGGTGTAGTAAGCATCCACGTATCCATCATCGTACTCTTCCGTGCAAGGATCAACGCAATAACCTGTAACGTACTCATCGTAAACTATCGTTCCTCCGTCCTCTCCTACGCACTCTCCTACGACGTGTTGAGTCAGTGCCCGTCTACCATCGTAAGTAACTTGAGTCTTCCCATAAGAACGACAATGAATCTCAATGCTATCTGTGTCGGTTACTGTTACCTCATTGTGAAATGAAAGGTTGTATGGGCAACTACCTGATGTCGGAATACTAGCAGTCCACAAAGCACAAGGAAGCGTCGTCCAGTTGTTATCTTGATCTTGGAATCGCCAGCCAGCATTGATTGTAGACGTTGCAGTCGCCTCTGTCATGTACGCAGATGCACTTGGATTGCATGGGTCATAGGTTGGAGGAGTGAAGACTTTTGAAGCCGAACAAGAGCCAGTAGCGTAAAGAGGAATACCTATATCATTGACGTAGTTTGCACCAGTTCCATTGCTGGTGTAATCTACTCCGCTCAGAGTAGTGTAAAGAGTTCCGTTCACGAACACCATGAGAGTGTCCCATTTAACTCTAAGCAATGAACCTGTTAACTTGCAGTAAATCTTTAGACCAGTGGCTCTAACTCTAATCTCCACATCGTTTCTGAAGGTGGCTCCTCCGACTATGTAGCCACCTGCTGGAGCACCAGCACCATCGTATTTAGCCTGCCATGTAGTCGTACCGAGACCATCATCTGACGATGAGACTTCTAGATAAATCCCTGTGTTTACATTGATGGCATTCGGAATCCACTGAGTGATTGCAGTAGCCTGATGAGACTTAGCAAGAGTTCCTGATCCTCCTCCTGTTGCACTATTAATGGTGCTCTTGACGTGCCATTCGATAGCAGAAGTCTGGAAGATCAATCCGTTGTTAGGCATCGTTGCACCCACATGGTTTCACGGCAACAGAGGACTCTGTGGAATCTTGATCGGCTAAACGTTTCCAATCGTTCGTGAATCGCACCAGTGCCATTAAATAATCAGGAACACGGCACTCACAACCAACAATAGAAACGGACAGGATTGTCTCCTGTCCGCTTCCGCCTATGTCTATTTTGATGAAAGTTTCTGGTGGCACTTCTTGATTATGCCACTTCGCAAACTTGTGCTTTCTGCAACAGCTTTGCCTTCGCAGGACGCTTGAAGAAGCCAAACGTCTTGTCATCATTAGACTTGCTGATCCCAGCGGAGAACTCTACTCTGTCTCCTCTATTTGCATCTAAACCGGAAGGCATCGTTCCCCAGACGGCGAAATCTCTATCATCTAGCACCATCATTTTGGTGACGTATCCGAAATCTGTCTCGTAACCTTTAATCGCTACGATAGTGCCTGTAATGACTTCTCTGCCTTCAACACACTCTCCCGTTCGTTCTGCTCGCTCTACTTTTTGTCTGGGATAAAGTTGTTCTGGCAATCCTGTAATTCCGTATTTCTCGTTATGCCGTCGTGCGTTCTCCCAGAGTAGTTCTTCAAGGGATTCTCGCTTAGCTATTCCGCCTTTCCATTCGCCACCTCCTTTACGAATTCTAGCGATAGCTTCGTCTAACTTTTCAATCTCTTTCGCTTGCCAACCCATAAAGAAAGCATTCTCAAGACACCCACGCATAGCACCACGCACGATTCCGTCAGAGCAGAGAACGTAGGTCACGTACTTGCCTGTAGCACCACAGTGCGGGCAAATGTCGCCATCCTTTACAGTGTGTCGGAGAATTCTGACTACGTAGTGCTTAATTTCTTGTTGCTGTTTCATTGTTCTGTTTCCTTTGTTCTTGTGGGTCTGTGGGTGGGATTTCTCCCACCCGATTTATCTTAGAGAGTTCCTGTTGCTTCAAGTTCTTTAGCGATCAAGATGGCTACTTGTACGCCAAGCCGAGTTACGTAGAAGCCTTCAGATTTCACTACCAAGCCTTTCTCTCGCAATGATTTCATGAAGCCACCGATAGCTTCCTTGCTGTAAGAATCCATCATGTCAGAAGGTTCAAAGTCTGTGTAGAGGTCTTCTAAGTAGTACTCCATGTCGGTTGCCGTGTGGTATCCGTTTCCTGCCCATTCCATGAGTTCAATCATGAACTTCTTTGCTTCTGCGGTAAGGAGGTTGAATGCTGAGGTTGCTATGTTATTTGATTCCATGTCGTTGTTCCTGTGTGTTGCCTCGTGGCTACAATAATATTATACGGATAAAATCAAAAAAAGACTTACTTTTTTTTACTTTTTTTATAAATTTATAAATTTATACTAAAGAACGTTGCGAGTATAAATCGGAAGTCTGGTGATTGATCCTTCCACGAATCCTCTCCGAGCCAGCGTGTTACGGATTCCGTTCATGGTGCTGAACGCAACTATATCGTCGAATTTACTGCTATTGCTATAGCCGACAATGTTGGCGAGAACGTAAGTACATGGTCGCCACATCCATTGATCCGCACCATCTGGGTCTTTTTCAACAGCACCTGAAATACTAACGACAATGAAATCTCCAGCGTCACCGAGAGTCACTTTATCTGTTACCCATACAGGCAAACCAGTAGCATCATTTATGATAGGAAGTTCGACTTCTATCTCTCTGATTTCTCGGTAAGGAGTGCATCTGTCGTAAAGAATCTGAGCACCACTGTCTGCTAAGTCTTGAGATGCTATTCCCTTGTTAATCAGAGCCAATCGTTTGACTTGCCCTAACCAATTCGATGGACGTAATGAAGGAGCCAGAGAAGGATCAATCGAAGCGAAGTCTGACTTGATCGTCTGGACTGGTTTCTGAATTCGTGAATCAAATCCTGTCACGACAATCTCATTTGCTTCTGGTTTAATGTAGTGCCAACGATGTTGCCTGTAAACGTGCCTCCAAGCATCAGAGGAGGAGATGCCAGCAGTAATGGCATCATCTATGGTTGCATACCAAACATACTTGACTGCTCCTCCGTTGATCGTGGCAGGCGACTTAGTTGTAAATTTGATTTGTGTATTGGGTGCTCCGGTGTCTACGACAGGCACCTCTCCGTACCACCATCCACCGAGGTAATCCTGCATCACACGGCACAGATAGTCCCAAGCATTCTCGCCAATATCGGCTACCTCATTAAAATCTCCGCACACTGCTGGAGCTATTTCTCCGGCACGAATCGTAGACGTCTCAAGGTTCAAGTCGAAGTCACTTCCGCCAACCAAGTGCACGAGCCTACGGACTATGCAATCTTGCGAAGCGTGACAAATAAGCATTCCGTCGAACACCATTCTCTCTCTGAAGCAGTAATCTTTGAGGAGTTGAGTGATGTGTGGCTGTGACTTGAGAGTAATCCTATCATTATCAGGATTCGTTCCCTCAACGTACTCTACAGGCTCGCTCATTCCCTCGTGGAAGATTGTGTCTCCGAGATATGCCAGCGTAGGTTTATTTGCGTGAGCATAAAGTCCTACGATTCCGCACCGAGCAGGGTTAAACATGTCCCAACTGATCGTGCTTCCTCCGGTTTCCGGAACGTCGAAAGACATTCGTTGCCAAGCAGGATCAAGATTCGCTACTTCGCTGTCATCTGTATTTGCAGTTAACCTTTCGTAACCTCCATTGATCCCATAAACAACAGGAGTGCTGAATCCGTTACCAGTCAATGTCGCCTTTACTCGCAGTTGAATGTTGACTCCATCGGGGACGAATGATGTTGTGCCGTCTGCGAGTGTCAGTGATGTAACAACTGCGTCTGTGTTGCCTGTCCGATAAGACTGATCGCCATAAACTCGTGCCGTATTCGGAGTAGCCCAAGCAGGATTGCTATAGGTTTCGAGCGTCGCTGTCGTCGGTGGTGCTTCAGCAAGATCAATCAGTTCGGAACAAGCATAACCACTGGTCGCAAACTTCAAAGGAGCAACCTGAAAGAGAACTGTTCCGGGCATCATAACCCAGAACTTAGTGGCGGGAGTGATCGTCGGCGAGGCATCAGTTTCTAAGATGTCCTCCATCACTGCACGAACACCATTGCCAGCACTCGAAATAATCAACAGTTCCCTGTGCCTGCAAGGTATCATCGCAAGTTCAATGAGAGCATTCTGATTGCTCGCAGAACCTTTCGAGCCACTCACTTGTCCCTCTTCTATCTTTACTCCATTCCGCCATACCTCTAGTAATCCATCGGAGTAGAGCCTGCAACCAGTTCCTCCCGAAAGAGTTGCTGAAGAGTTCCAGCCAAACTCTGCGACAATCGTTCTACTGCCTTCAGAGTAGCCAAAGAAGGAAACGTAGAAGCCAGTGTTTTTACTATACGAACTCGTCGTTAAAACACCTACACCTTTCGCACTTGTTGGAGCCTGCAAGTACTTACTTCCGCCTACTCCCGTAAGATCAACTTCCTTCCAAGGAGCAGACAATCCGAATGAGGTTAAGCCCAACTTGTCGTACGGAGCAGTATTGCTTGTGTACCAAGCAGTATAGAAGCACCGAGGACGAAGCATGAGCGTGCTCGTAATCGGGTCAATGTAAGTATCAGAAAAGAACTGTCCTGTATTAAAGTCGTCTCCGCCTACGCAGAATCCGATTCTGTCGGCACTCTGTCGCCATTGATCGCCATCAATAGTAAAATCGAACTCAGGACGAGGCACTAGACTTCTCTCCTGCTAACCTGATTACCGAATGCTGTCGCTGTGTTTCGAGACATATTCCGCTCAATAGCATAGCCGAGTTCCACGAGAATAGACTTTATCTCTTTCGTCCCTGATCGTCGGCTTCCTGCCATGTCCGCCATCTCTTGCCTACTGAGTCCACGAGATGCCAGCGTGCCTCCGCCAAGAACTTTATTATTGATGTCCAGTTGCTTTTTAGTGTTGTCTGCCGTCTCTCTGCTTGCTGTAGCAATCTTCATCAACGAGTCTCGGAATCCGCCAGCGTCCGCTTGTCCTGCCTCTGAGAGTGCTCCTCCTGCTTCTCCTGCTCCCGTTGTCGGCTTGAAGTCTCTAACTGCTTGATCCGCCTTCAATCGTTGCTCTTTAGCGTCAGCTAAGTCCTTCTTTGCAACCATTAAAAGTTTATGAGCCTCTTCTAATTTCCCTTGCAGTTCTTCACGATCAGGATACAACTTAGCATCTGCGAATGCTTGATTATATAACCTTTGTTTTCGTGCTACTTCTTTTTCTGAAGCATTTACTCGCAAGTTTGCTTGAAGTTGAGCATCATGAAGTTCCTTAATCCCTGTGGAAGTCGAAGCAGGAGTTCCACCTGCTCCAGCAACGGCTGGTGCAGTGGCTCCTACGCCTCCTCTCATCATCTTCTCTATTTCTTGCTGACGTCTACTAAACTCTTCGACACTTGGCAAGTTGCCGAGTTCCTGTACGCCTTCTGACATCTTGTCTAATGCGTAGTTGATTCCCATTCCTGCAGTAAGTGCTACTGCGATTCCGGGCAATGTTACTGCGAACTCTTTAAGTGCCGAGAGTCCTCCCGTAAGGATCAACTGAAAGATAGCCGTTGCAGTTCCGGCACTCACCATTGCTCTATACAAGCCAACGACTGCACCAGTGGCAAACTTAATGCCGTTAACGATATGCGACGTTAAGAAGATGCCAGCGAGAACACCACCAACTACGGAAACAACAATCTTCATGTTCGTAAAAGCAGTAACAAACATCGTTGATACGTCCTTCACAAACTTAGGGATTTGCTCTAAGCCAGCAATCATTCCTGCTATGACGCTAATCAACTGATCGCCAATATTCTTGGTGTTGAACATTTCCATCAATCCAGCCGTTAGACGCTCTAAGATTCCAGAAGAGGAGAGATTATTAAGTGCATTTGCTAACTGAGTAACGATTGGAATCACGTACTTCAGCATGACTCCTCCTATCTTAATCATAGCAATGTTCCATGCGTCTTGGAATGAAGCAAGCCCAGCACCTGCACCTTTCGCCATCTCTTCAGAGAGTTTCCCGAACTTCTGATTCACGAGTTTCTCTACAGCAGTTAGTGCTTGATCCACACTGCCGAGATAACTGCCTCCCTTATCGAACTTCAGTCCTTCTCCCATGAGTGCTTGACGAGAGATGCCACCTCGTGCAAGTGACTCAAACGCTTCTCCGAATCGCTGATTCTTTAAGTAGCCGAGTGCTCCAATGAATGAGGTCAAAGACTCTTCAGAGCCTCCGAAGACAGTGCCTAGTTTCTCGGCTATCGGCAGGAACCTTTCAGTCGTTAAACCGAATGCTTCAAGCGTCTTGGATGCTTCTCCGAGTTGAGCCTGTGTATAAATAGAAGGTAATGCCAGCTTCTGAACGAATGATAGAATCTGTCCTGTTCTCTGAGCACTATTGGTAATGGCATTCAACGAAAGTTGAAGCGTCTCGTAGGCAACTGCGGAGTCTAATGCAGTCTTTGCGAGACCAATCATCGGTAACGATGCAACAGTCGCACCGATTGCCAGTCCCTTGACTGCATTTACTCCTTTGCCGAGCGTATCGTTAACCTTTCCAGCATTGGCAACGAGTTTCTTACCAGCACTAAGAACTTGATCTGCTCCTGCCTTATACCTATCGGCGTTAAGTATGTACTCGGTAATAACTTTCTCTACGACTACGCTTGCCATAATTCACTCCTACCCAACCATTATGACTTGCCTAGCTGGTTGTGGGCAGACTTCGTTTAGAGCAATAATCTGCAAGACTCTGTATTGCTTGATTGGTGGCAAGTCATCAAACCACTCACCGTAAACGTCTATCGCCACACGACACTTCACGGCATAATCTTGATCTTGCTCTAGTCTTTTTTTTGTTCGACGTAAACGGCATAATCGCTAGTCTTGTTGCTAGCGAGTTCATCTAACGCTCGGACTACTCCTGCAAAGATAGGACAAGCCTTCTTAGCAATCGTTAGCCACGCTAGTTCTGACTGGAAATCCTCATCCATCGCAAGTAGCGACAACATCTTAACTTGAGCAAGAATGCCCAGATTATCCGTAGCAACGTCTTTCCATGCAGGAAGGCATCTGCCTCCCTGCACTACTTTTTGATAATCCCTAGCCCATAAGAGAGCCTGCTCTTCGGTCTTCGTTCGTTCTTCCATGTCTACCAAGATTCGGAACCGAGCTGTGACTCCTTCTATAATCTTGACTTCAGCGACATCGGAAGGTGGAGCAGACTCTTGCAGAATCTTGTTGACTAAGTCTCCTATCATGCGTGTCCTTCTTGTGCATCAGCTTCTTCAACTGGTGTAACTGGTTTGACTGGTTCCTTCGATTCTTCGCACTGATGAGGACGAAATCCTCCTTCAACTTGTGGTTCTTTCTTTGCCATTGATCTTCTCCTTATGACTTGACCAGAGTACCCAAACCTTTGAAGTTGTACTGCTCTGTTATCAAACCACTCTCTGGAATTGTAATAGTAGCACTTTCGATGCTTGTGCTTCCAGTCAACGTTCCATAGGTTGTAATAGTACTGATGATTTGCACGAGAGTAGTTCCGGTAGCCACAAGTGTCAGCAACGTGTTGCCAGTCATTGTAGTAGGTGCTCCTCTCTGCTCCCAATCAAAGTCAACCAGAATCAAGTTGTCTCGCTCAACCTTCAAGTCCGCACTCGTGATGACGCAAGGGAACACTAAAGTCATCCCTCCGGCAGTAATAGACATCGTAGTAGATAATCCAGCGAGTGAGCCATTCGCTACTTCCATGATAGTAGAAGTATCTGCATCAGCAATCTGCATCGTTCCGCTTCCCGTGATCTTCGTTCCCGTAGCCTGATAAGTTTCAAACTCGTCTGCACGACCAGAACATTCTTGTTGAGTTGTATTGACATTGATCGTAAGGGAACGAACCTTAGCCAAGTAAGGTGTTGCTCCTACAGAGGCAAGAGAGAGCGTAAGAGCAGTCTGCCTGACTCCCGTTACAGTTCTCATGATTTCCGTGCGAGCCTCGAAACTTCGTTTGACTGGTACTGCGGTAGAGTGTCTGTCGGCTCCTCCTTTGCCTTCTTCTGTCTTGTTAGAAACTTTGAAACTCACGTTGGTGAAGTCAGCCAAGTAAGCCGTGCCACCGAGAGTGTAAACAGTTAAATCACCTGCGTATTTCATATTTATCTATCCTATGGCAAAAAGTTCCATTTAATGAACTGGTCTCTGAATGCCTTACGATACATTCTGACACGTTTTCCAAGTGCACCTTTTTCTCCTTTGCCCCACAAATCTCTTCCTACCATCTTCTTGGTTCCTCCGGGCATGACTGCAAATAATGCACCTTTCGCTGAACTGTCGAATCCAGCCGTGATGTAGTAGCTACTGATACGTTTCTCTTTCTTCACGAACTTTGATCGCTGAAGGTCTCCGCTGATGTTTCCGATAGGAAGCCGAGGTGCCTGTCCTTTATATTTCCCTGCTCTTGCTCCTCTCTTGTACTTTGAAGAACCTCGTTTACGTCCGTAAGGAGTTGACTCAGAAGCACTTGCACCTCTACCGTATGGATGCCCTAAACGAGCTAACCAATTCAGACGAGCCTTACCTTGTGGTTGTGCTCCCTCAGTAAACTCTTTCAAGTCGTTGAAGATATTCTGGCGAATCATTTCGGCTCCTTCGTCCATGTTTGCGTTAATCATCTTGAACTTCTTGATTAAGGCAAGGTACGACTGAGTCTCGGTTCTCTTCACTGCCATACAGTTGTCCTCACGGTAAATGACATTGTGATTGCGACGGCATTGTCTTCGTCATCCAGCGGAACAGGAGTCCATTCAGTGACTTGTGGCGAATATCCCACAGTTCCGAATGGGGAAGGAGAGACGGGAAGAGAGCCACTATTCTCGCTAAATGGCGTAAGTAGATCAATTAATGCTTCTGCTTTCTGTGACATAAGTTCTTGAGGATCAAGACCATTTATCGCTGGCATCGGAAACTGTCCTGCTATCGTCCACGTCCAAGTCTGCTCAACACTTCTCCCTGCAAACTCTCTAGAGCAAGATTCTAAAGCAATGACTGCACGAGGCAACTGAGGTAATGGTTTATTTGATCGTCCGGGAGTGATCGTGGTTGCGTTCCATGCCGATTTTACATGAGTAGCAATTTGATTAAAAAGAAGATTGTAGTGTGCCATCAGTGCCTAGATTGTACGGCATAAATGGCAATATGGTCTGTGGCTATTCCTTGCTGATTCGTTTGGACTTTTTCAATCAAGTGCAGAACACCATTCCACTCAATCGTTCCGCCCACTTCAAAGGTAGATAAGTTAAGCTGTGTAGGATCAACGTAAAAAGCAAATCCATTGCTCACCTCTCGTCCAAAGACATCGTAAGAGGCACTAGGAGTAAGTTGCTGACCACAACCTCTAATCAGGATTCCGGGAACGTCGGGAGAGAATCCTTCAACTACGTTTCCAGAATCAATCCGAGCAGATTGTGAGAAGACTCTGAATTCGTGTGGCTTGAAGTGAACCATTATGGAAGTCTGTAATAAGATGCTATCTTGACGGCACGTTTGCGTAGTTCGGTAACAGGATTATCAGGAGTGCTAATCTCAATCATTCCCGTCTTGTACCGAGAGATGACTCCGGTCTTACCACTACCTTCCTCAATAACTTGTGCTGAGGCAATTAAACAGATAGCTTCGTTGACGAGTTCATTGATGCCAGCGGAGTTCGTATAGCCGAATAAACCAGTTATCTCTAAACGTGTTTGTGGCTTAGTGCGAAAGATTATCTGAGTCCAAGGAGCCTTGCCGACAGGCATCTCATATTCCTCCCATAGAGTCAACGTCATGCCTGAGTTATTTGTGCCTACGCCAGATGTTACGAGCGTAGGAACGGCAGAGAGAGGAGTAGGAAGATCAAGAATCCATCCACGCCTATCAGCCTGCACGTCCCGTACGTCGAAGGTGTTCATTGTGGATGTCGCTAGGAACGGAACGACACCCACTAAACGTTCCCACTCCTGTATAGAACTGTTTAGTAATCTCGTTGCCGTAGCAGTCGTGATTTCCTCTTCAACAAACCCATTATCCAATAGGTAAGCCGACAGTTCAGCAGGAGTGAGATATGCCATGTTAGTTTATGCCCATGTGCCAGCGACAACTACTGGTTGTCCGGCATTCTGGTTTGCAGTTGTCACCTGAGTGACGGCTTGGTTTCTCGGCAGAGCCAATGCGACAATACCACTAATTGCAGTATTTGCAGTGTTTCTGTCTATCGCAATCCGCACGTATCTGTGAGTGCATTGCGAAACGACGAATGCCACCTTCTGCAAGGTGTTTGCATCTGTCCACGCAAACGATGCTCCAGTGATGTTCGTCCAAGTGCTTCCGTTGTCGCTTCGCTGGAGCTGGAATGTACCAGTTCCTGTTGCGGTAACAACACCAAGATCAATGATGATGTTCAACTGCATGTCCGACAACAGATCAATCGCACTGCTGTTAACATCTGTGGTGCCAGCAGACAGTGCCTTGGTTGTTGGTGCTGTCGCATCAGGAAACACTGTGACGATTTGGAATTGGTTTAATTGTGCCATGTTATGGTTTCACCTGCAAACGAGCAAATGCTTCTTCAAGCACTGGTGCTCCGTCCGTGTATTTGTGCATCACATAACCCACCTCGCCAGCAGTAGCGTATGGGTCTTGATCTAGCACTTGAATTGTAAGATTCATGAAGTCATAAATCCTGTAATACTGGAAGTCTCCGAATACGCAAGCGTAGGTTCCTGCAGTCAATGCTGTAGGTGCCGATTCACTTTCATAAAGAGGACGTCCTTTGAGCGTCATCGGAGTGCCGATAGCCAAGGCATTGCCCACACCTGCACCGTCGGTGAAGATATATTGACCAGCAGTATCTTTCAGCTTCATAACGGCTGTAACGAACTGCCGAGAAGCAACCCATACTGCTCGGTTTCGAACTGTTGCTTTACAGTTCATCATCACGCTCAGAATGTCGTCAGAAGCAATGCTTGCTCCAGCAGTCTGAACGTCTCTTGCAGTACTGATTCCATCAGCACTTGCAGTGAAGATTCCGAGCCACTGCCCAGTACCGTTTCCGGTCATTCCAGCTTCTTCCTCTTTGAGTCTCGTGACGTAATCTAGTTCGCCTGCGAGCCAAGCCTCTACATTGATAATTGATTGCTCAATCAACAAACGTGAGTTAGCTGTCTTGACAGAACATCGGTTCGGTCTGAACTCTCTTTGACCAACTGCAACCGCACTTGCGATAGCATTCTCGGTTTCACCCTGCCAGTACGCAGTTGCACGATTCACCTGCTTAGGAATCGCAACATTTGCGTTGATCGCTTGAACGTTAGCAATCTGTCGCAAGAATATCGGGTTGTCAATCGGCTTAATGATTTCATTCGCTAGAGCAGTAGGAACGAGGAAGCCACCTTGAACGTTCGGATTCACTTGTTGATTAGCTCTTATTTCCTTGATCGCCGACATGTCTCCTCGGAGATACTGTCGGAAGGCTCGGACGTGAGCGTCTTCAGTCTTCGGTGAGTCGCCTTTCCCTCCCATGATGGAAGGATTGTCGCCTTCTGCGGTGATGAATGAACGAGCAGACTCTACATTTGCAAGAGTCTCTAGTTGCTTCTTGGCATCTAACATATCAGCCACTGCAGTATCAAATCGTGCTTCAACGTCGGCTGGCATCATAACTCCCTTGCCAGCGTATTCAGAACGAGTTTGATCTACAAATGCGATAGCCTCAGCCAACTGTCTGTTTAGTTGTTCTTTGGATTTCATTTCAGTAGTTCTCCTATCTCAGCAAATCGTGCTTCTTGTTTCTCCAGTGCCGTAGGCATTTCTGCCTTCGCTATCAGTTCGTCCAATTCTGAACGCAATGAATGAATAGAGTCCCAAGTTGATTTGCCTAGTGTCTTATTGTCCGCACTGCGAAGTTCTAGGACTTCAACAGCACGCTTAGTGACCATTCGCAGAGCACCAAGAGCGTCAGCGAGTTGATCCGCAAGAGTTCTGCCAGCAAGAGCATCACCCAAATCGTGATCGTTCCTTACCGCAGTTGCCTCGGATTCAGGAACTGCAGGGAAGTTTACTTGACTTACCTCGTACATCTTTGCGAGGCGAGTAATTAAGTAACAAGAACGATTGCATCTACTAATAGCTTCCATGTCGAACCTCTGCATGTCCATGCCAAGGTTCTGTGCTCCCATAAGCAAGGATTCGCCATTCTCAAATTGAATGTAATCGCCAATGTTGAAGCCAATCGAAAGACCAACTCGTTTGCCTGCTTTCAATCGTTCTATAGCCACAGTTCGGGCATCTTGTGCTTCTCCCGTTGTGTGGTATTCAACTTCTACTTCGATGCCGTCTCCTGTGTCTACGGCACTTCTGATGTAGCCTATTGCCAAATCATCTGCGTCGTGATTACCGAGGAACGCACCAGTAGCCACGAACTCAGGAAGAGAACCAGTAGCACTTCCGGGAGCAAAGACTGTGCCGTAAGTGTCTAATCTGCCGTACTTGAGAGCCATACCTTTCAGCCCAGAGTTAGTTGAGTCCGCTCCTTCCATTCGGAGATTAAATGTTCTTTGTTGTCTCGTGTCTATATTCATACTGTCACTTTTCTCTTCTTGAGTTAGTTGCTTGTATACCTTACGGAACCAATCCCTTCCGGGAGCACCTCCCCAAAGCAAGGCGGAAACCATAGCAGGCGAATCAGATGGCTCATCTAGGAAACGCTCATTTCGTCCCCACCACCTATTCCCTTTGCGTATCTTTGCTTCGGTCTGTGCTTCGCCTCGTGCCATTGATCTTGCTTCCTTAATCGTTGCACCTTCTAATCCACTGCCACCTTTGCCTTCCTCATAAAGAGCAAGACCACGTTTGCAAGCATTTCGAACTGATTCTGGAGGAGTGAAGTTGATCGCCATTACAATAATCCCACTGGCTTGATAGTTTCAACTATTGTACTGTTTATTTCGATACGCAGATGACACTTGCAGTTACCCAGACAAGGAGTTCCGCAGGCTCCGGGAGTTGTGTATAAATCATCTTTCAGAAACGGAGAGATGCCAGCGAGAATAGGACAATCCGCACAATGCTGTTCATTGCCTCCGAGCGTCCAGTAAATCTTATTGTCGCTACCGAGATTATCTACTGTCGCCTGTCCTGCTATACCTCGGACTTTTCCCATGTATAGCTTCTGCCTATTGAGGATTTGCGATTCGATGAGATTCCCCTCATCGTCTGTGTAGCGTCCTGCTTCTATGTCGTCAATGAATCCTTGCAGGTAATCGGCATCAACGTCAGCAATGGCTCTCGCTTTCAGCATGTCGGAAGTAGAGAACTTCGTATTGCCTTGAATTAAGTCTCTGCCTATCCAATGAGCATTTGCGTTGGCTTGCAGAACGGCATCAAAGAAGTCGTCTGCCCAACGTTGCAATGCTATCTGATCCGCAATGAGTTTCTCAGTAGCAGACTTGGCAGTTCTCCAGTTATAGTTCAGCATCTCTTCGAACCATTGCTGATGGCTATTTCCAGCATTGGCGAAGGCACTAGGAACGGCACGAATCTCCCTATACGTTGGCTTGAACACAGTGATTCTTGTGTGCTTGCTTTCGATTATATGACTGCAGTGATGTGGCATCTCAGTTATTCATAAGTTGGATGTCTTCAGCAATGCGAACTTGATCTAAAGAATATCGTTTCGTCTGCTGAGAAGCGACAGGAGAAGCAAGAGCATTCATGTCGAACCACGTCCTTGGGTCATTCAATTCAGTATCGAATCCCAGAGCCTTTCGATACTCGCCACGAGTTGTTGCTCCTGCTCGGAATGCCTTCTCTGCTCGTTCGTATTTAGCTGTAATATCTTCGTCCAGTTCACGGTAGCACGAGTGATCAAACCAGAGCATTTGATCCTTGGAAAGAGTTAAGACTCCTTCTTCAAAGAACATCTTATCCAGAGTAGTTGCAATGATACTTAGGAGAGGAAGGATTGTGTCTTCGATAAACGATTCCTTGGCTTCACTCATGTTATTGTAAGTCTTGCTATCGCTCGGCAATCCAAGAATCATTGGGTCAACACCTAACGCTCCGAGCAGTTCTGTCATTACATGAACCTTGCTTTCGATAGCCTTTATGTCAGTAGGACTCATAGCCACTTTCTGAATCTCAAATGCTCCGGGAAGATCAAGCATCTGCCCTCTTCGGTCACGAGTAAACGATTGCCAACGCTCCCTCATTCCCTTACGCTGTTCAGTGGTAGGCTCGCTGGCATTACTGTCCTTGGGCGAGACGATCACTCCGGGAATACCCATATTCGTCATCAGTGTCGCACAGTAGTTAGACGCTTCATTGTCGGTAACAACTTGTCGTAAACAAGCCAGTAGTGCGGACATTCCGAGTGCTGGGTTATTTGGGTCAACCATGCCGTCTCTGAAATGCACAATCTCTGAACAAGCAACATAGAACATCTCTCCTCCTCCGTAGGGAATGACTTGATAACGAGTAATCAATTCGTTTCCGTTATTGGGAGTCCCATCTATATGCATGTCTGTCTTAGGTGTTATCTGCCAAGGCATAATTGGAGCAAGTCCGATGAGGAAACCTGTCTTACTTCGACGCTTCAGCAGATAGGCGTTCCCATAGACTTTCAGGGAACAGGCAATAGCTTTCTGAAGTGTTTGAGCATCCAGTTGAGGAATCGGATTCGTCCAAGGATAAAGATTATTATTCGGAGCGTAAGTGACGCTTCCGTCAGGATTATGCGTCTTAACCGACAATTTGGCTTGAGCTACTTTCTGTGCGATTTTAGACAGTGCAATAGCCACAGTACTGTTAGTCTCTAACTGTCCTGCCTCTGTCCGCCAGTTACGATCAGTTGCACCATATCGCAAGTAACCTCCCAATATGGTTGTATGTCCAACGAAGGCATCTCCCGCAATGGGAATAGGCGAACGTTTCTGCCTGTCTATAGCACGAATTTCTAGTCCGAATATCTTCATGTTTACCAATCCCAAACGTTACTCACGTTAGCCAACTCATTGAATGCTCCCGCTGTAGCGTCAACTTGGTCATCATTTGTGGAAACAGGAAACTGTCTATGCTCCTCTATCCAAGCCGTATTCCAAGTAGCACGTACAAGTGCGACATTCCCTGCATTGACTTGTGAAGCAAATCCATCTGCTCGGACTTCTTTGCTTCCGGTTTCTCTAACTGCTTTTACATTGTATCCAGAAAGAAGACGTGTGAATGCCAACGACTGATCTTTACCAGCACTTCCGGGGTCTTGGGGAACAACTATCCTCACTCCTGATCCGTCTCTCCTAGCAGTCTGAAGCATGATTTCGTTACGTTCGTCGGTAGCGTATTGTCCTCTCACGACATCAAGAACGTACCAACGATTCGATTCATCTTTTCCTAAGAGAACACCTGCGGTGTAGTCTCCTTTCCCACTCGTAGACGCTACGTCCCATTTCCGCACTTTGTGGACGATCAGCGGAAGTTCTGATTCATCAAGGTGAACCAATTTCCCTACTTTGAACATTGCTCCCTCTCTTGGCGTCGGACGTCCTTGGAATAATGCTTGGAAGTTGTACTCACCCATTTGCTTCCGTACTTCCTCAAGGAACTCTAGTGGCTTTACATCTTCCCATAATGCTGTGCCGACTGATCGTCCTAGTGGGTCGTTCTCCTCGGCTATAGCAGGAAGGTTAATGAACGTCCAACTTCCGTCATTATGCTTCTTCAACCTGCCGATCAAGTCATCATGATGCCAGCGAGTGCAGATAACAAATGCTTTCGTTCTCGGGAAGAATCTTTGTACGATAGAGCCTTGCCACCAGTCCCAGATGTTATCTCTCTCTATTTCTGACTCAGCTTGTTGCCTGTCCTTGATTGGGTCGTCGCACACAAGTAGCGAAATCGGGTTGATGCCTGTAGGAGCAGAACCTACTCCTCTTGCTACGAGCCTTGCTCCATTCAGCAACTGCCATTCAGCCATAGCATTGCTAGAGTCGTCTACAATCTTTAACTCCTCGGCGAACTCTCGTGCTGGCTTCGATAACTGCTTCTCTGCGAACGTCTGATTGTAGCCTGTAAATACTACTGCATCCAATGGATTTCGTTCAGCCCAATAGACTGGCAATCTGCGAGTAATTGTGTCGCTCTTGCCGTGTCCGGGAGGCAATGAAATGGCTACATTCTGCAACTTGCCTGAGAGAACGTCATCAACCAACTTACAAAGGAAGATCACGTGCGGAGGCATATCGTAGTGTGCTGGCTTATGGTATTTCCACCAAGCCGAGAACGGAAGCAGTTGGTACTGCCTCTGCCATTCAAGACGCTTCTGCTGTAATAATCTTGAGTCGTTCAATTTCAGCTTCCAGTTCGCTCAATGACATAGTACGAATATCTTTACCGTTCGTAGTCAAGTCTATTCTGTCTTGCTTGCCGAAATCCTCTTTGCACCGACGCTCTAGCCACCACGCTGAAGCCTGCCAAGATGTTTGTCCTGCCTTGTTGATTATCTGAACGTTTCGAGCAATAGCCTGCTCTTCTGCTCTTTTTATAGCCTCCGAGAATTCCGGATAATTGTTCAAATAATCGTAGAACGTTGACTCTCCGATGCCAGCTAAAGTGAATGCTGTTCGTCTTGTGTTGCCAGCCGATAACCACTTGCAGATGTTATCAACAATCTCCTGCTTGTATTTAGTCTTGCGTCCTCTTCTATTCATGCCTTATAACTATTGCACATTCAGTAAGGATTTCACGTCATCAGGTAGCTTGCGAATGACCATTTTACTTACCATCGCAGGAGACAATTTGTTCGTGTCTAACGTCAGAACTTGTACATTGTTGACATTATTTAGAGCCTTGAAGATTCTTGTGTCAGTAGCTTTAAGCCAGCTTGGATTCTGGTTACTGTTCCGTTGCTTACGCCTAGCCTCTAGTTCTTGCCTTGATGCGATCAGCTTAATGATAATGAGCGTCCTGTTTACCGTCATGGACTGAAAGAATCGTGCGTAGGTAAACTTGGAGCCTTCTCCGATTAAGATTGGTGCTTCCGTGCTGGAGACGTACTTCTCTGCGTCTGGTGCACAAGTCAGCACTAAACCATCTGTTCCGGGATACTCGTCCCTGAATAAACCAAGATAAACACCATTATCGAATTCATGTCCGTAGAAGGTTCCCTCTAAAGAAACTTTCTCTGAGAACGTCAGATTAGCGATCAACGATTTCATCAGCGTGCTCTTACCGACTCCGGGAGAACCGACTATATAGATGGCATATTTCTTGGAGATCAAATCTGTCCTCCGACAATCCAGAAGCCGACAGTATTGTCTCGTTTCTGCCAGAACTCAGGCATCTGTTCATTCAAGTAAGAAACCACCTTCCCCTCGTACGTTGGATGGAAGTTAATGCTTCCGATACGAGCCTTCTTCTTATCTCCGTAAGTGGCGTAATTATTGTGGAGGACGTGAATGTCTACTTCGAAAGGCAAGCCGTCCAAACCATTCACGATTCCGAGCCTTTCGAGACGCTGAGAAGCCCATGCAAATCTATTTACGCCGATTTGCATAATAGAGACTTTCCGGGGAGGAGACGGCAAGAGAGAGAGTCCATAGAGAACTCCGATGCCAGTATTCCCTGATCCGAATGGAAGGATTAAGTGCTCGCAATGAATGTTACGACACTGAACTGCAACCTTGCTATGGAATGCGATCAAGTCTTGCGTTGACGCTTCATCTTCGATAGCTATTCCGTAGGTGAGATAATATGCCATCTGCTTCTGTGCAAGTTCTTTGGCTCGTTTCTGCAGAGCAGGATTGTAGCCTACTGCAATCTCATCGAACTTAGCACCATTGTGGTAAGCAATCTGCACGGACTTGTGCGTCTTTACGGCTTTCCCTAAGGTGGTTCCTCCTATGACTGTCGTCAGGGGAATGTTTCTCTTCCGGCACACAGAGGAAACGATTGCGTGTTGAGGAGAGATGCAAGCCGAACCAGAAGTGATGCTTCGATAACCATTCTTAATGGCACGATCAATCAAGTATTCGCAGGCTCTGAGCTTGCTTCCATTTACGCCATTCGGCAAACGATAGAGGTCATCTCTTTTAAACAAGATTCCCTCAACAGAATGAATAGGACTATACATAATAACCTTTGTCTACGTTCCGATCAAACTCAGAGAAATACTTGGGAATCCATCGTCCCATAGTTACTGTTTCTCCGTACTTCAGATAATGATTCTGCTTGGCTGAACATAGTCCGGGATCAAGCGGAGAACGTTCAAGTTGCAAGTAATCTGGCAAGGTTCGTAAAGCATTCCAGAGGACGCTGAACTGCTTACCGAAACGTTCCTCGGCATACTGTATCCGATAATATGCCATATCAGCATAAACTCCGGGATACCTCCTGTTTGGCTTGTGAAACGATTTGTATGCACATAGTGCACTTTCGAGAGTCCAACGATGGAACTTCTTATCTTGATTTAGAACGAGATTCCCTAAGTCATTCAGAGCACGTGCTTCAACTTTCGAGGACGAATCCTTGTGCCAAGGAACAGTATCTATTTCTCCGCCATTCAGAATACGCAATCCGTTTCGATGAGACAAAGAGTTCTTGTCCTCCAAGAGCAAATCATCTGGCTCACCTTTATGGAGTCCGAGAATGAATGCGTACTCCGCCATACTCCATGCCGACAATCTGCCCATGAATGGTTGCCCATAAGAGTAATCCCACAATGTCCTCCAGCCGTGCCTCTCTGCCTTTCTCCATGCCTCTCCGCAATCATCGGCATAGTTCGCCACCCAAGTCCGTGTCGCCTCTACAAACTTGAATTTCTGGTGCCGACGATCAGTGTCCCATGAGAGCATCGGAGCGTAAGACTCATAGAACTTGATCGCCTTCTCGTAATCGGCTAGTCGTGGTGCTTGCTCTAAGAGTAAATAAGTCGTGACTGGATTCTGAGTGTTCCCATTGAGCCACGTTAACCATGCCTTCCCCTCACGATCAAGATTAAAGTGCTCCGCTAGTGCGGGAAGCCACAAATAGACCATTCCGGGATGAAGTTTGAACTCAGTGTGAAACCTGTAGAAGTCAACAAAGAAGTCGAACCTATTCTGCTCTAGCTTTAAGTTTCTTGAGTTCTCGTTCACTGCGTAGAACTTTACCTCTCTCTAGTTCTTCTTCTTTGGTCAAGCATCTCCACATCTGTTGAAGCGAATAGTAAACGATTGAGTAGCGATAACCAGATTCATCTACTTTATGGAACGGAGTTACTCCGTGCAGAATGCTCTGACCATCGAACATCAGCAAGCTATTATTCCGCAAATAGAAGCAGGCATCTAGTTCCGGACAAGACAAGTGCCCTCCCGTCATCGCCTTCTTGAGGACTACCATATTTGACCAGCAGTTAGCATAGTTGCCACGATCAAAGTGATAGGGAAGCATATTGTCTTTATTGATAATCCCTGACGTGAAGACAGTTCCGTTGATCTTCCATTCATCAAGGATTTCAGCAGTAATCGTTTCGTGCTGTGCGTAAAGTGCTGGATTCTCCTGCTTGTAGATAGTGTTCAGAAGATCAGCAACTTGATCTAGAACATCTATGTCACTTTCACGCTCATAGTTGAGCACTGCGGGAGCACAAGCCTCCCTGCCTCTAACTGCGTGCCGAGGAGCGTAACCGAACGTCCGAGAACTGCTCAGGAGTCCTCCGGTTCGATGGCTCATATTGAACTTGATGGACTTCAATAAGTCTTCTAGTCCAGCTATTTCTTCGGGTATCTGCATCATGATGACCGAAGGAGTATCAGCTCCATCCACAAAGACTCTGCAAGGTTCTTTGATCTTGATAGAGCAATGGTTTGCCGAAGCGTAGTTACCTCGGTATTGATCTATGTCTACTTTTCGTTTCTGCAAGTGTATGTCTATCATTCCGCCTCGTTTTCTTCCAGCAGTTTCTTTACTACATCACTATACGAGTTCATCTTGAATTTCTTACGTAGTTCCTCAAGCATAAGAACGATGGCATCGTAGTCTTGTGCGGAGTACATGAGCACAACTTGCCGTGCGTTCATTCCCTTATCGTAGTTCACCTTCAACTCATCTAAGTCTTTGCTCTTGGGTGCTTCGACTAAGTTCGTTTCGATGTCCTTGATGAGCGAATCGGTGTTGATGTCATAACCAATACCAAAGTTCTCTCCCATGTCATTCAAGTCCTCCAAGAGTTCCAAGAGTAAATCTTCGTTGTAGATGGCAGTATCGGAAACACGATTGTCTGCGAGGAGAATCTTTGTGGCTTGCACCTCATCTACATCTACATAAATAACAGGCACCTCTTTCATTTCGAGGTGCTTGGCACCGAGCAATCTATGGTTGCCAGCGAGGACATAATTCGTGCTCTTTTGAACGATCAAGGCACCATAAAATCCGTTTACACGAATGGATTCTGCGATCAGATCAACATTCCCTTTCCGAGGATTCTTTGGGTGATGCTTGAGTGATGAGACTTTGGCGGAGACGATGTTCCCTTGATTGATTATGTCCATTGTCCGAATCTTACCTGAAGGTTATTTCTTTTGGCGTGACTTCCATTCAGCGATCAGCTTCTTGTGGTAGGCAGAATCCTCTCGCACCCATTGTCCGCAAACCAGCTTATAGCCTCGCTCCCTCATGGTTGCGAACTGCTTCTGCAACTTGACTCTCCGAGACTCTTTTCGTGTCATCTACCGGAACTCAGCCACGAAATAATTCGCTATGTTGTCGGCTTGTTCTTGCCGGAGACGAGCCTTCATCTGCTCGGCAAGATCAATGATGAAGTGTCCTGCATCTTCACTGATAGAGATAGTAAAGATTGCGACGTTAGGCAATAAAGGAAATGGATGGCGGAAGCCGATTCTGAAGTTGGCTCTCTTCAAAGTTCTCCTACTCCGAGACCAGTCAATCCTCCGAGCACGAATCCTTGGAGCCAGTTATTGATGCCTACTTTGTAATCGAACTTCAAGTCAGGAGTCTGCTTCCACTTGTTGTAGTCAACCTTGAAGGCAGAAACAAATCCTGCGATAGCACAAATCAGTACTCTTTTAACGATCACTTCCATAACTTGCTCATTATAACACCACCAAATTCTTAGCTGGAAACACTTTTTTTTACTTTTTTTTATTAAAATGAAAACTTTTCTTGATTATAGCCGTATAATATTATTGTAAGCCGATCACGGCACAGGAAACAACGACATGAAAAAAGGCATCAACAAAGAGCAACTCGCAAACATCTCAGACACCGCAACTGTCATGTTCAGATTCAAGACTGCTGGCGGAATCGTCACAGGGAAGGTATTCAAGGACATGGTTCAGAACGGTCTTAAATTTGACCAGAATCTTTACTGGGCAGTATCTGCCAAATGACACTCTCGGGGAGAGCAATCTCCCCACCGACCAACACAGGAAACAGAACAATGCCAAACGCAACAAGAACACACGTAAACATCAACCTCGCCTCTCTCGAAACATACCGAGTCTTCGTTATCAGACAACGAGAACTAGAGAACTACATGCTGAACGAATCGCCATACACCTTGAGATTCGGGATCAACATGATTCCGAATTGCCTCCGCAAGATGGAATGCCATCACATGGGAGTCGTCCTCTACAAACAATATGGACACGACATGGTGCAATGGACTGTCGCCGAGTGCAAAGACACGGCTGAAGCAGTGAAACTTCTCGCTAGAGAAATCCAAAAAGTAGAGGGAGACTGGTACATCGAAAGCATCTAACAATTTACTGGGGAGAGCAATCTCCCCAATCACCAAGAACAGGAAACAGAACAATGGAAGGATCAATACTAGACATCTTTGTCAAAGCGTACGTAGGAGTCGCACTCTGGTCTTCAACGGACGACAAGGGAAACTTTCTCTCAATGAATTACGATTATGGTCTTGAGAGTTTCTCGGAAAGAGAACAGACATTTATGAAGCAGGAGTGCAAAGCATTCTTGCTGAAGGCAATGAACATGATTAAGCCTCATCAACTTGAGCAAGCAGGACACGACTTCTGGCTTACTCGGAATGGGCACGGAACAGGATTCTGGGACAGAAAGGAAGTGTGGGGAACTCACTCTCTAGAACTCTCTCAGATAGCCGTTTCATTCGGAACTCGTGAAATCATGGAAGCAGAAGACTTCAAACTAACATACTACTAAGGACAGAACAATGGGATACAAATACATACCAGAACATAAAGCAGAAGCAAGGTTCAACGACATGTTGAACGAATGCTTCCCACTCGTCGAAATCGGAGAACTCAAATATGAGCCTTCCAATGTCTTGAAATCAACTGATCCTGTTGCGTATCGTTGCTGTTTCCTTGACTGGCTGGATTCGGAAAGACTCGTAATAGACGAGTGCGATGCCACCGAGTCAGAAAAAGAGGAGGACGGAGAATGATTTACGGAAGAGACTTGAGGACTCATCTGGATGAGAATCATCTGAAGGAAGCACGATCACGTTATAAAAAGCAAGCATTGGCATGGGCAAATATGCTGAAGACTCCATTAGAAAAGCACACTTGGAATGCACGAATCTGCTGGCACGTCTTGCTGGAAGTGAAAGAGGCACACGGAGTCGAACTCATCAGGCACAAATACAACGGCACAATAGTCTTCTACGCAAACATGGGAGACACTTACGATCAAACTGTCTTGGCATTTCTGAGCAGTAATGGGAACGTGCGATTCAGATTAGGAGATTGGGGAAGTTTGGTCGAAACAGGGAGATACGAATAATGAACAACAAAGAACATGGAGGCAAACGAGATGGAGCAGGGAGACCGAAGATTGAAGGACTCAAAAAGAGAACTACCACAGCAACAGATGCTGAGTGGAACGCAATGCTCAGAGCAAGAGCACGTTACCGATTGCAACAGCAAGCGATCAAAGGAGGTGTCAAGTGATTCCAGAAGGAGCAGTTAAAGCAGGAGACATCATCTATCTTGGTGCTCCGACAGGACATGTTAGAGATTGGGTGATACCTCACCGAATCGTTAAGGTTAGTCGGATCAAACTTCATGTCGTTGATCTTACTCAGACTACAGGCTTCGTCTATAGGTTTGATCGTGAACATTCATCATTCTACACGAGCAGGCAAGAAGCATTACAGAGCAACATTCAGATTCTGGAGGACTGGATAACTTACTACAAGTCATACATCAAGGCACAAAAAGCAGTTCTGAAGGAGTTGAATGATGGAGTGTAATGTTTGCTTGGGGACTGTGAACTATCTCGGTTCCTTGGGCTGGACGCACTACGGAAGATGTCGTCAGTGCGGAATGGATCAAGAGATTAAGATTGAAGATGCCATCGGAGTCTTGCAAGACGCTGGAGCAGAAGTCGAACAGAGTGAAGTTGACAAACGATTCAGGTGCTACAAAGTTGACTACTATGGCGAGATTTCCGTAGTTGGCGAAGTAGATGCGATCAACTGGGCAATGAAGATCAAGAACGAATCATAATTCGATTAGAGCCTTGAAATAGCTCGTTTGTAGAGGGCACTGGCAACTGCTGGTGCCTTTTTTTGCTCCTCTCTTGCCGTCTCTGCCGTTGTAGAGTTCTTGCTGGGGATTTTACCTAGGCTTAGTTTCTGTCCTTCAGAAGCATATCTACCTTGGTTTTCAACTCTTTTACGTCTAGCTTGATGTCCATGATGGCGGACGTCTGCTGTTCCATCTGATTTATCCTCTGAGACAACTTGCCCATTTGCCAGATGCCACCAAGCATCGGGAGGAGCCAAGCCCAGAAAGATGACATTGCATTGGAGATCAATGTAAGGACTTCGATATTACTGCTGTGGTTCTCAGGTGGTGTCGGCATTTCATTTGATCCTCTTGGCTAACTCGTTCCAGAACTTGATCCGTGCTTGTCTATCACGAATGATTGCTCTGTCTCGTGGATTGTCAATGAAACCTATTTCCATCAAGCAAGCTGGCGGTGCAAAGTCTAAGACTGCGAGCCTGCTGTGTTGCGATTCTGAATCCTTCTTGAGTCCTCGGTTCGGAAGTCCTGTCGCTGAAACAAGTGCCTCAAGAACGTGAGTGGCGAACACGATGTCAGTTGCATCACGGTAGAAGACTTCGACGCCAGTAGCCACTCCATTGAAAGCATTGCAGTGAATAGATAACAAGTGTGTGCATTTATTTGATCTTGCCATGTCATCTCGTTTACTGACAGGAGTGTTGTCGGTAGAGTCATCTCTCGTGAGGAACTGATTGATCCCGAACTGTGGCAGGATAAACTTTCCAGCGAGTGCCCACTCTAGAGCAATGTCCGCTTCTTGGATGCCAGCCGATACTGCTCCGGGATCAAAGATTCCGGGAGCCTTATTGCTCATTCCGTGACCAGCATCTATACAAATCTTCATGGCACTCTTGGGTGTTGCTGGTATGGTCGTAACGTCTACCGAAGTAGCACCAGCAGGAACAGAAACAATGGACGTGTACAAGACACAACCAGAACGATTGTACACAAATCCGAGCACACAACTTTCCGATTCCTAGCTAAATAAACTTTTTTTTGACTTTTTTTTTTGATAATGAAACCTTTTCTTGATTTTAGCCGTATAATATTATTGTAAGCCAAGCACGGCTAAGGAACAAACAAAATGACAAACGCAACAATCGCAATCGGCACCGAAGTAACTTTGACCAAGAAGCAAAAAGTCACCTACCGAACAGGAATCAATCGAACACTGAAGAGCAAGGTTCTTCAAGCAGGAACGAAACTTACCGTGATCGGCTGGGCTTGGGAACTCGGAGAGTGCACTCAAATCGTTTCGAGACCACAAATGAATGGCAAAGAATTAAATCTTGTCTGCAGACTTTCTGATTCAGAAGGAAGCATCGGACAATACTGCTGGACATTCGACAACAACAACGTAACAATCGCATAACACAGGAAACAGAACAATGACAACAAGCAACAACAACACCGAAAGAACATGGAACGTCCGCCTCTCTCGCCTCTGGATGGAAGACCATCTGGATGTCTGGGAAGATGCCACAAAGTGCCCAGCACCAGAAGGCACGATCAAAGGAAACTTGTGGGTAGGCACAATCACAGAAGCACAAGGCAGAGAAATCATCAGCCGTTGCGGAGTCTACGACAATACGAACGGAATCGAAGAGTGGGCACACAAGTACGTCTATGCAAGCCAACGCACGATGGACGCCTTACGCAAGCAAGCACCGGAACTCTTTCCACGACAACCGAGAATGGTGATCGTTGAAACCGAAGATGGCACCAGAGTTACTTGGGAATGACACTATTGGGGAGGGAAACCTCCCCACTGACCGACATAGGAAATACAACAATGGCAATACAAATCGAAATCACCACAGGCGACAAAGTAGTTCTCAACAAAGATGTTCCCGTCAAGTTTATGGGAGACATCATCACGCTCGGCAAAGGCACTGTCATTATCATTGATGACATCTACCGAGATGGCTCTTTCATCAGGCTCTACGGCACTCCGGAGGACGACAACTATACTTGGGAGTTTATGGCTTCAGACGTTAATCTGATCTTCCCTGAAACCTGTTAGGCAAGACAAGCCTGCCTAACATCATTAAGCACCTCTCACTCTCGGGAGGTGTTTTCTTTTGCGTCTTCAAACACGAGCCAGTGCTGAGGCACCACGACTCTTGCTTTGATCTTCTCCACGTTATGCTCCATGAGAGAATCAATCGTTTCAGGACGTAGGAAGCCTGCCTCTACGTTTAACCACCATCTCTCTCCCATGTCAGCATTAGCTGTAATCGGCTTCCCTGTTGCTGGCTTATAGATCAACGTCATCACCAAACGTCCTACGAATCAACTCCTTTGCCTTGTGCCTTTGAGCATCAGTGAGAGGAGTAGATGGCTCTGGTACAGGAAGTCCTCGCCTGATCCTTTCAGAGTGAATGAGAGCGTCAAGTTCCTCCTGCGGAATGTTCCTTCGAACTGTGATGCAATGGCTCGTGATGTAACCTTCAGGATTAAGCATCTCTCCTATGCAAATCATCTTATAGAGACCATGATGAGTTTGCAAGCAAGCATCAACGTATTCAGGTGCAGTCGGGAAGATGTAAGGCACAGGAAGGTGGCATCCATCTTTCCACCTCGTAACCTTCCCTCTGGCGTACCTCATCGTTGTCTCCTTAATGATTTCAGGAGTTATCTGCGTATGCTCGGAGCACAAGAAGGCATACACCTCAGCCTTGCTGACGAGTTGATCCTCGGTGTAGCCTCCGTACGTGGCATAACCACAATCAATCAAGATAGCCATAGAGCGTAGAACATCTTCTTGCAAGGACTTACTCATCTGCAACTACTCCCAAGATTCTCATTTCATCTTCTGCTTGCCTCATTTGCCCTCTCTGCCGTTCTTCACGTTCATTAAGCCAATTTATCGCACCAGCCTTGATCCGTGCCGGAGAAGGACGTTCTGCTCCCTTGATGGCAACTTCAGGGAATACATCTCTCCAGCCACTCGAAATGCTTCGATTGATAGACTCTATTGCGACGTTCACAGAAACAGATTTCAGCTTCTCAACTATCTTGCTCCAAGCACGCTCGGTAAGTGGATGTTTGATCTCTCTACGATGCAACACGAACTCCTCCATAGCACTCAAAAGAACGTGATCTTCGATGCCAGCGGACTTTGCAACTTCAATAGCTTGATCTGAGCCAAACGATTTCGCCTTCCCTTTAATATCTTCGTTAGAAGATACTAGATGTTTGTTTTTATGTTTGGTTGAGCACTCGTTTAACGCTCGTTCAACGCTCGTTGAACTGTTGCTTTGCTGTTGATTATTTTGAATCTGAGAACGACGTTTCTCAGCACTCTTTTCACCTGCTATACGCTTCTGTTCCTGCCGAGAGATGGCATCATTTCGGAGTTCATCCATCTTAGGATTGACTCCATTCGGAAATAATTCATCCAAGTAAGGAGCAAATTCTGACCATTGTTCAGCACTTACTCCGATGATGTTCAACAGACGTTCAACGCTCGTTAAACGTCCGTTCTCCCACTGGACATCCAGCAGTTCTCTATAGATTGATCGTGCCGTAAAAGACATTGATCTTACGGCAATAGAAGTGGCGAAGTCTCTGGGGAACCAAGGGTACCAACCCAGTGGAGTCCCTGATGATTTGATTGTTTCTGTTTCCATTTCGTTCCTTTGGAAGAAGTTCATTAAACCTTATTCAGTCCTTGTGAAGATTGCTGAGAGCACTCTTGAATCTCTCAATGATTTCATAGATTGCGATAGCCGAATTCTTTTTAAGCGAAGTGACAGTGACAGTGACACTGCTTCCTTGATCTTTCTCGTAATCAAGTCCGACGCTGAATGCTTTAACTACCTTGTGATTGTCATCAGTAATGATGCCAGCTTTTACGAGAGCATCTTCCACTGGCTTAATCCGATTAGAGATGTCGCCTCGAAACGCACTGCCTAAGTGGAATTGATAGTGAATATGGACTTCACCTTCTACCCGATAAAGAGCGAGAGCAAGGTAAGGAATGACTGAGTTTCCCCATAAGTCATACTTGCCATTCTTGACTCGTCCCTTCCCCGGAACGTTGACATACATCGTGTTCAGGGAAGGTGGCATCGTTATTGTAGCTGTACTAGACTTTTTCACAATAATCTGATTCTGAATGAATTTATTAAGCATCAATACTCGCTGGCATCATTCATCACTAAATGGGTCGTAAGGCACTTCCTCTTGCTTCTTAGAGTAAGTTTCACGAGGTTCCGGAGCATCTTCACGAGGACGATCAAGGGAATAAACATTGTCCGCAACAATGTAAACTTGCTCCCGATTATTGCCCTCTTTGTCAATGTATTTACGAGTCTCAAGACGTCCGTCTATGGAGACGAGCCTCCCTTTACCGAGGTAGTCGCAAATGTACCGAGCACTATGCTCCCATGCAGTGACTCTGAAGAAATCAGCGTCCGCTGATCCATCTTTGGGCTTGATCTTCTTGTTGACTGCGATACTGATCTCGCAGACATCTTTGCCTGTGTTTGTCGTTCTAAGTTCTGGTTCCTTAGTAATCCGTCCGATAATGGTTATCCTGTTAAGCATCTGTATACTTCTCTTTTAACTGCTCTCATGTGCTTGCAGGCATGGTGGTTAGTGCCATTCAGCAAATCTACGAGGTGTGGTTGTTTCCGCCTATAAATACTGTCCTTGCAATCGCAAGAAACTTGTCCGTGAGGATTGACATAAACTTCGTACCACGTCCACCAATTTCGTTGGCTCCTGACAATAAACATCATGCCTTCGTCAGGAACCACGTCTACTAATCGAACTTCACACGTCTTCAAGTTTGAATGGATGAGGAAGTTCTGGGTGCTTCGAAGTTATCCAATGGTGAACATCGGCAACAGTTGTGCAACCTTCCCTGAGAGCCTCGTGAATCATGTCCGTGGCTTTGATCGGGAAGTTCACACTGGCGAGTTTCACCTTGAGTTGTTCGAACTGAGTAATGGTTCCTCCGACTTGCGTCCATTCCGCATATACCTGCTTCACGAACACTGACCGAGCAACTTCGGCATCTACCTTCTTTGGCTCCTCTTTTGCCGTTTTCGGCTGGTTCTTTTGCGTCTTGGCAATAGGTTCCGGAGCGTCAGCATCGGTGTCCGTATCGTCCATAATTGGAATCATGAAGAATTTCAGTAGAGCGTATTTCGTGCAAGACGTAATAGCCTTCTGAATGAGTTTGTCATCATTCCCTTTCGATTCTCCGTACCAATGAAACTCGTCTGATTCTTGGGTCTCTGAATCCTTTACTATGAACTTCATTTCCACCAAGACGTGTGTTCCATCGTGCTTAACGGAAGTGATCGTCGGAGTAATTTGAACTCCGACTTCGACGCAAGCATTCCGAACTGCGGGTAACACATCGTCCCAAGCCTGATAGCGGAACTTGAAGTGCTGGTTGAGTCCGTTCTTTTCCACGCAACCAATAGACTGCGAGACTGCGAGAATCTTCTTTGCCAGCGAAATGGGTTTATTGGTCATGCCATCACCTTGATACTCATCACTTCTCGGTCTGGCACTATTTCGAATCCTTCAGGCACGTTCTCTAAAAGAAGTTGCCGTTGATCCGCCGAGACTTTGCTGATCTGAAACTCCTCCGTGGTCTTAATGCACTCAACCCAGCCGAACTTGTGTGCTGTTGCAAGAGCCAAAGACTTGTCTGAAACTTTGACTCCGCCAGCCGTAGTGCGGAATGAGATGCTTCCATAGGGAGTTGTCAATGTTTTCGATTTGCTGTTCTTCAACCAATCCTTGGCAAATCGTTCAACGTGTTGTTCATACAAGTCTCTCAGGTACTGAACCTTTGCTTGCTCTCGTTGTTCTAGCTTTGCCATGTTGGCTCTGATTGAATCGTGATGAGCCTTCTTGCCTGCCAAGACTGCCTCTGCCTTTCCGATTCGTTCAAGAACTGCCTCTAATGCCATCATGTTGTTGATGCCTTCGTCGCTGATTGCATCACAAAGGATTTCTCCTGTCGCAACTTCTACTACTTGATTGTTGATAATCTGGTACGTTCGTTCCATTGTTCTGTTCCTTTTATATGTCCTTGCGAGGTCTGCCTCGCTTGCCTCTTGTCTTACCTGCGATAATCTGAAGTGCTTGGTACTTCAGAGTCTGAGGTGCTATGCCTGCATCTCTTGCTATTTCGTGGAAATCACGCATAGATGCCTTCTTTAGCAACCAGTTGACTGCTTCTTCGATGTATGGATTGTTTTCCATGAGATAAAGTTTAGCGTCAAAGTTTGTGGATTTTACTTTTTTTTTATAAAATATTCAAAAAGTGTAAACTTTTTTTGAATTAAGCCGTATATAATATTATTAACGCCGAGCACGGCACGGGAACAAACGAAATGACAAACATCAAACCGATCAGCGAACCAGTAAGACAACAGATGAACTTTGCAATCATGACCTGCAACTACGAAGAGTTAGAGAAACTCGTTCAGCGAGCATGGAAGCGACACTTACCAGACAATGGTTCTCAGCTTACTTGTTGCAGAAGATTCATCGAAACTATCTTTGGATACTATCTAACCGAATCGTTCATCGAAGCCGAAATCTTCGACTTCTGGGGAGGAGCGAACGACCAAATCGTGCGACGATTTTAGACACTCTCGGGGAGGGGAACCTCCCCACCAACAACAGGAAACAGAACAATGAAACAAGAACTCATCGAACGTATGATTGCGAGCATTCAAGAAACTCGCACTATCGCTAACGCAGAGGCAAACTGCCAATGCTTTGAAGGAGACTTCCAGAATCCTCCAGAGCAGTGTGAGTGTTGCTGGCACGACGTTGAATTAGATCAACTCAAGCAATGGATTCAGAAGACAGAACAACAGTTCTCCGATCAATCTGTAGAGGAGCCTGATGTCTACGATTCGCACACGATCAGGGAATGGTTTAAGGACTATACTGAGGACATGAAAGAACACAATTTGCCCCAGCAGGCTCTAGCTGTGCTCTTCGCTTACGCTCTTCTGCCTATCATGCAAGGAGAACTCTCATGATTTACGCAGTGGTTCGCCGAGACGAATTCAACACTATCGTAGACGTGAAAGCATCATGTCATCAAGAGCATTCTGATGCCGAAGTGTTCACGATCAACTACGGCAAGATTGAATGGTGTGCCTACGGATTGCGTGTGCAATTCATTGACATTATGGGTGACCTCAACAATAAATTCCCAGCAAGAATTACTGTAAGATTTCAGGTGAGGTGTATTCCGATCAAGAACGTTCTTGAGTGGATGGAAGAGTGTGTCAACGCAATGGATACGCTTCGCCGAGGAGATCAAGTCAAAGAACCTGAGATTGCCCAATACGTAGTCAACTACATCGAAACATTCTTGCAGGGTCAAATTGATAGCATCATCAACAGTCAACAAGATTGATAACATCATCAACAGTCAACAAGGAACAGTACTATGAAAGAACAAACTAACAACAACCAAATGACCAACCAAACCATGTCACAGACCATCATGCCTTCACCAGAACGCATCAAAGAAATTGAAGCATTTGACAATGCGTGGGCATCACTTCGTGGCAATCCGAAACGTGCAGAAATCATTCAGCAGATGATTGACAGTGGCACACTGATGTCTTATGGCAAACCACGCAGACGTCCACGCACCCATGACATGACATGGGCAGATGGGTTCACAATGCTGGCACTGATTGCCATTGCCATCTTTGTGGGTGTGGTGCTGAAATGAGCATGAGTGAAATCATCAAGTTTACACCACGAACTATCAAGATTTATAAGTGTGATGTATGCCAACAATCGTTTGAATGGGGCGAAGAATCTCATCTTTGGGGGTCGATAGGGCATCAAGATATTGGGGCAAGACAGTTCAAAGTTTGCTCGAATGAATGCCGCAGGAAAGCACCTAACATCACAGACTTGGATTACATCACTGGAGACTATAAATGCTCGGATGGTGGCAAAGTGGTAAACGCTCATTGGGACGAATGGGATAATCAAACGGGGAGGTTTGCAAAATGAGCATGAGTGAATACACCGATGCCGTTGGCATGTCCGATAAAGGTGCCACAGTGAACTATATGCTTTATGACATGGATGTTGAAGTGGTTGAAATGAAAGTTACAGGTGTCTGGAAGATTGGCAACAATGACCACATTGAATTGAAATTCTATGATGGGCAAAAACCAAAATGGTTTCATCGTTTGATGGCACGTGTCTTTCTTGGATGGACATGGGTGGATTTGAAATGATGGCACTGAAGGCACTTGGCATTCTTCTGCTGGTTTTGGCACTCACCTTTGTGGGTGCCTTGCTGTATGCGTGGGCACTGCTGTCCGACATTGAATTCCGTGATGAAGAAGAATCTTGATTGCCATACACCCAAAGGCAGGCAGTGGATTGAAAAGCAGAATGAAATTGCACATCGTGTGGCGGAAAGATTTGGGCATGACGTAATCTTCACACCTGACACAGATGCCAAGGTTGATTGTATATTCACAAAAGACAATGTAATTGTGGGCATTGCGGAAATCAAATCACGTGATCTGAAATTGGATCAACTACGCACAATGGGCACCTACTTGGTGACTGAAGAAAAACTGTTGGCAGGCATCGAAATTGCCAAATACTTCCGTGCACCATTTGCACTGATTATCAACCTGAAAGACGCAGACATCTTCATCAAAATCTGCAACGCAGAAGGTGAACGTTTGGTGTCTTGGAAATCTGATCTGACACGCACACAGGCAACCTGCAATGGTGGACAGGCAGACAGGCAGAATGCCTATGTGTCATTGTCCACCATGCTGGTGTTGCGTTAAACGTCTTTTGCCTTGGCAAAGGCATCATGCTGTTTGATGGCATCATACACTGCCTTGACATCCAAATCTACCATTTCAGGCAGTGGCACCATGTAATTGGTGAGTGGTGCATTGTCATCCAGACGTGCCTTTTGGTTGACGTAGCAGGCAAGTGTGGCATTGCCTGCCTTTGATCGAAAGTCATAAACGACTTCCATCAATCGGTGATATGTCGCTTCGATACCAAATGCTGTTGGTAAGTTAATTTGTAATGCCATCTTCTTTTGCCTCTTCTGTTTGTGCTGGCACCAATCGTGCCATGATGTCATGCAGTCTTTGCACTACTTCAAACACCTGTCCTGCCTGCCCAATCGTGCCATTGAATGGTGCTGATTCCAGTGCCATCTTTAATAGGTTTGCCTCTTCTGTTGTTAATTCCAATACAACCATGTTTTTAGTTTACACTTTATACCCATGTCGCAATCGCCACTCGTTTCCAAGTGTCCGTTGCAGTGCAAACATAAATGTAATTTGCATCCCATCGAATTACTCCAGCCGAACCAGTTGCTGTAGCAGAAGCTGGAGGGTTAGATAAAGTAATTCGCAACTGAGGAGCGGCTACAAAGTTATAGAAT